GCTATAGCAACAACAACGTGTAAGTATTTGTTTGCATTGGTTGATTCCATGTAAAGAATCGTGCCACCTATGCGGGTTCTGCCATAAATAACGTTGTGTGGCGCTATTGGCTGGCGCGATGTTACGGTTTTGTCTTGCTGGGTAATGGATGCGCCTGTTGGCGTTTTGGCCATTGCTTTAGAAACAGCGCCTAGCACCAGGGTTGATACAAATGTGGTTGCGAAGTAAGCACCAGCCGTACCAGCAGCAAGTCCGGCAATTGCGCCTGCTCCCGCGATAAGTCCTGGCGCGACCAACATACCAACGCCGGTGGCGACTGCCGCAATAATTATTGCTGCTTTTACTGCCTTTGCCATTTATACGCTCCAAGCCTTTAATGCCTGACTCATCGGCAACAACACCAAACCATCGTCAGACACTGCCGCTATTTTATCGCCATTGCAGATACCAAGCGACACTTCTTGCCCAGACATAAACGAAACTACATCGCCACGCCTTGCCATTTTTCTTTGTTTTGGCTCTCCAAGCGCATTGGTTGCTATGGCCTCAACGCCACCTGCCTTTAAAAGCCTTGAGGCGGCTCCTCGCTTTGTTTTGTAGCCTCGGTAGGCTATGCCGTGGTCAACGCCCGTAATCGCCTCCACGACGCTCACAGCGAACATACAACAATCGTTAGTGCCCCAATCAAAAGGTTGTGCGTTGTCAATCCTGTTTTGCAGGATGCGCTCCCACCCTTCTATCCTCATGCCCGACCCCAGGTTAGGGTAACTTCTTTCATGGCCGGCACATATTCACAACCAAGGTCGTTTGGGTATTCGTGCTGCTGTTCTTCGTTTGTGTAACGACTTTCGCGCGGGCGTTGCAGGTTGATTAAGCGTGATTCGTAAGTAATACTTACAACAGATGTTTCACCCTCCTCGGCTATAGCGGGAATGTCCAGCTTACCCTCAAACATCATGTAAGGGTCTGCAATCAGCGCATTGTTTACGTCCATAAAGCCGATAAAGACTTTGCCAGACTTGCCTTGCTCTGACTCGTTTAGCACCAATGATATAAATTCAGAAGGTATGCCGGTCAATGAGACCGTTATGCCGTTGGCCTGAACCTCTGCTGTCTCCTGAACTGCTGAGACGCTACCTAGCGAGCCAACTCCAGTCCACACGTTGCCGCCATAGGACAAATCGCCATAGCCTGACCAAATTCTTACATAACCAGAAGAAAACAAGCCCTCAAATAGAAGTATTGGAGCAACTTCTGTTTGTTCAATGGCTGTCTGTACGCCTGCTGTAATGTCTCTCATAATGCTTCAATACAGGCGAAGGTCATGCCGTAGATGCTGGCGTTGTCAATTGCGTAGTCCGTCTCATTGCTGGCCAAGCGCCACCGCCCTTTGGGACTGCTGATTGTGATTGCCGCATTGTTATCGGGCGATGAACGTAAGTTAGGGAATATGTTTAGAGTGGCATTTCCTGATGCATCGCTGGTTACATCGTCCAAAACCTTGTGCAATGTAGAGGTAGAAGCGGAGCCTAGCTGTATCCAATCACCGGCTTTCAGTATGCCCGTTGTGCTTACAGTCCAGCCATCAGTGACCAATTCATCACCAGCCTGGCTTGCACCGTTTACAAGTGGCGTTCCAGTACCAATGCCTCTGGGCGCTGTGCTTAGAAAGTCGCCCATCAAGAAAGTCCCATATTGACCATTCATCTTAATAAGAAACGAAACCACTTGTTCGGCCTCGTCTCGCTTCATTGGTGGCAGGCTCACCTCCGCCTCCCACCATTGACCTTGGTGCTTGTAGACTTGTTGTTGCCCCGTGAAGGGTGACGAGCTAACGCCAACCACGGTTTTAGCCCGAATGTTTATTGAGCTGACGCCAATTGAGGCTGGGAAAGTGACTGGATAAGAGATTGCCATATTTACCTCATCGCAGCGCCGAATGAGCCGCCACGTAATCTTGCCTCTGCAACTGCTGATTTAGCTGCGTTTGAGATTTGAGGCATTAGGGTCATTATCTCAGCGCGAACGGTTTGTTGTACGCCGGTGCTTACATTTATGTTTTGCACCACAGTTATGCCACCGCCACCCATCGCGTTGTTTGGAACAATTGAGCCACTGGCCGATGGTATGAACAACTCTGGACCGCGTTCGCCAACCAGGTGCGTCCTGCCTGACTGAACCGAGCCACCGATTGCACTAGGAATTGCCGGAGCCGATGCGCCACCAAATGCTGCGCCAATAACGTTATTTAAAGCGCCAGCTAAAGGTGCTGTAATTTGCCTCTGAATTACCATGCGAATCATGTCGTTGATAATTGAGCTGGCCATGTCTCGGAAAGCATCAGACGCGCTCTTAGTACCTTGAACCAATCCGACCAAACCATCCTCCAATTTAGATAATCCCCGCAGGGCTATGTCCTGCATCGAGTCCTCAACGGTCTTGATGCCACCTGCAAACTGCTCTAAAGGCGTTTTCATTGCCTCTACAGTCTCACGAATGGCAATCATCTCGGCGCCACCAACGTTATCGCGCAACTTTTTAGCCTCTGCGTAAGAGTTCCTAAAGGCCTGCCCACTTTCGTTGGTAGCATCGCGCAGTCGGTACATCTCAGCAATACCTTTGCGGGCGCGGGTTTCCTCAACCGTCATAAGGCTAGCTAACTCTGCACGTTGAGATGCTAATTGTTTGGCATAGTCTGCTGCGGCTTTAACTGCCCCGCTGTCTTGCGTGGATGGCGAGGCTTTTACTGGGCTTTTGATTATCCTTGGGTCTGCAAATCCCATACCCCTGCTAGAAGTTCTCTCTGACATCAATAAGATGTTTATCTTCTTTTGGACATCATCAATTTCTTTGTTTGAGTTAGTTAAATCAAAACCTAAAAAATCTAAAATGCTTCGCCCTTTTCTTAGCGTCTCTAACTCCTCTCTGTAGATTTTTAATGACTCTGTTGCGCCACTGAAAGCCTCTCGCAAAGTTATTCCAATAACGTCAATTAGACCTAAATTGGCCTTTGTTGCCTGTGCTGTAACGTTTATTAACCGGCTCATTTCTCTTGTGGCCGTGACAAGAAAGTCGTTTAAACCAGCTTCGCCAATAGCCACACTAAGCGTTGAAATCGAGTCGCCAAAATTAGAAAAAGCGCCGCCGATTGTATTTGCTTGCCTCTCAATTGAGCCCGCAAACTTTGTCTGCCCAAGTTGCTCAAGGTAACCAAGCATTTCTTGTGAGTTTTTCCCAATGGTTTTGGTAACACCGCCAAAGGTAAGGGAAACTTTGTCGCCTTCCGATTTAGCCTTAATACCGAACTCTTTAAGTCGCTCGAATTCACCCACAGCAGCGTCAGCAACTGCCTCAATAAACATGTCCAGGCTTTTGCCAGTGCCGCTGGCGATGTTGCCAAAAGCGGTTAATGACTCAATAGATGGGTTGATACCCCTAGCAATTAGCTTGTTGAAGCCACCAACGACTTCTTCTAAAGCGAATGGGGTGGTTGCGGCAAACTTCTGTAAGACTTCAAACTGTTTAGAAGCCGCTTCAGCAGAGCCTGTAAAGGTAATCAGGCTTGCTTGCAGGCTTTGGAACGAACGGTTGGCTTGAACAATCGTGCCAATAGTTGCGCCACCAATTATCCCAGCAATAGCGCCCTGGACGCTAAAGACGGCGTTTTTAAGACCGCCCAAAGAACTTTTTACAGACCTAAACGCCTTGTCGGTATCATCTACCGCTCTTATCCGAATGTTTACGTCATTTGCCGCCATTTTTTTCTTCCTTTAGCTGAAAATACGCAAGCCACTCGTTCAACTCTGTAACTGGGATTTCCTCAATCTCTTGAATCGTCTTGTGCAGGCGGTCTGCAAGTCCAATCATGTTGAACCGCAAACTGTCTGCCTTTAGTCGTTTCCCAGTTCTTCAACCGTCTCAATGGTGCTAAACATTTGACCAGCAATGGTCGAAATGAGAATTACAGGCTCACGCATCAAAAACGGCTTGTCTTCCAAGGTAAACAGCTTTTCACCGTCCTTGTCCTCGGCCTTCATGATAAGCAAATCAACCATCGCTGCGATAGTCGGGTTGCCCATAAAGTCCTTATGCTTGCGTTGCAACTTGTCAACGTCAGCACAAGTCAAAGCACTAGTGTAGACAACCAATGGAGCATCCTCGCCCCATTCGACCACCTCGATTTGCTTGCGGTTGTTTTGCCGTTTTGCGGCTAACCTTTGGCCTAGCGACATTAAGATACTGTGCCAGTTGTCAACGCGCCATTACCCTGCAAGGAAACAGACGCCTCAACCATGCCGTCAGCAGACGAATTGATTGTCTTGCCGGTAACAATGGCAGAGCCTGTCAAGTAAGCGTCGCCGCTTGTTGAACCCTCTGGGTAGACGTTAAATGTAATCTCAGAGCCAACTGCTAGTGCAACCTGGCCGTTGGTATCCGTCTCGTCCCAAAACACTTCTACAGAGCCGCTGAACGATGTCAAGCTGGGCTTGTAGGTGCGAGCTGCATCGCCCATCGTGGTGTCTTCAATAGTGTCTGCTGATTCGGTGATTGAAAAAGAACGAACCTCAGCAATGGCGTTAGAACCAACTGCGACCGAACCTTCTGAGCCTTTATGTGTAGCCATGATTTGCCTTTCAGTGTGTAGAGCTTAAGTTGCCCCACGGGTAAAATTATAAAGAACACGAACCGTTACGAAAACCCCACCTATTGGGGCAATCGAGCCTTCATCAGTCTCAACGGTAACGATTTGAGAATCCAGCGCGTGGCCTCCTCGCGTC